TAAAGAATACACAGCACGCAGGTGTTTTAAGAAACATCAAACTTGCTTAATTTATAGGGTGGGGTTATCCTCACCCTTAACCAATAATAGAAAGGTATAGGTGAATAAACATGGCAACAAATGTAAAAGAAACAGCAACAAAGACAGCTAAAAAATGGACTGTTACAGTTACAAATAACCCTACTTTTTGTGGAATTGGTGCAGGTGGTGTTCAGTTTGCAAATGGTCAGGCTGTTATTGCTTCTGAAAGAATGGCTGATTGGTTCAAAGAACACAACGGTTATACTGTAAAAGAAGATTAACTTTGAAAGGCGGTGTTCCTGATGATTGTAAAAGTTGAAACTTTACTTTCAATGGATGAGTTCAAAGGTATGGATAAAGATGTACTGTCTATGAAACTGAAAGCCATTGAAAATTTAATCAGGTCATACACCAACAATAACTTTCAGAACAGAACAATGCGAATTGAAGCCAAAATTGAAAACGGTGTGATAATGGGAAGTTGCCCTTATTTCAAAGTGGGTGACACATTGCAAATTTCACAGTCAATGGTAAATGATGGACTTTATGTAATTACAGAAATTGCAGATGGTCACATTGCTGTTGATACAGAATTGTATGATTTTCCTTTGAACACCGTCACCAAAGTGCTTTATCCGGCAGATGTACAAAAAGGGGTCATTGATTTAATGGTTTGGGAATCAGAATATCGTCAGAAAGTCGGTGTAAAATCTGAAACCCTTTCAAGACATTCGGTGACTTATTATGAACAGGATGTAAATAATCAAGTGATGGGTTACCCGGTTTCATTGCTTGGTTTCTTGACACCGTACATCAAACCAAGGTTCTGATAATGAAGATAGGTGGTAATACTTCTGCAACCATTGAGATTAAGACAATTACACAAAATAAAATAGGGCAAGATGTGGAAACTTGGGTTTCTGCACTTGCCCCTTTTGTTGGGTGGCTTGATTTGTCAAGTGGTGATTCCAAAAGCGTAAACTATAACGCAAAGATTCAGGAATCAACACATATTTTCTTGTGTGATTATTTTCCTTTAATCAGTCAAGGTGAAGGGGAAAATCCGGGTGTAAAAATCACACCTGAAAACAGTCGAATGGTTGTAAATAATGAGGTGTATGAAGTCATGCTTTATGACAACCCAATGAACATGAATCAGCAATTAGAAATCTATCTGAAATATTTAGGTGGTGTGTAACATGGCATTTATAGACAATCGGATTCAAGTGAAAACAGCATTGAAGGAAGCCGGGGTTGCTTGGCTTTATGAAGCTTGTGGGGAGTTGGAAGCCCAAACAAAGAGAAATTCAAAAGTAGTAACAGGTAAAACCAAGGGTTCTTATAGTTATGCTGTTGATGAAGATAAACTTGAAGGTGCTGTTGGTTCTAATTATGACAATGCAATTTGGGAAGAATTTGGTACAGGTGAATATGCACTAAATGGTGATGGAAGAAAAGGCGGTTGGTTTTATGTGGATGAAAGGGGTCAGGGTCATTTCACACGTGGTAAGAAACCAAAAAGACCAATGTTCAAAGCGTTCAGTGCATTAAAAAAAGCTTTGCAAAGCAGAGCAGAAGAAATATTCAGGGGGTTGTGATGAAGAACATATTGAACATTATCAATACTGAAATGAAATCAGCCGGGATTGATTATCATTTTCAGGAAAATAAAAAGTCACCCCCAACTTACCCTTATTTTGTGGGTGAACTGATTCCTGTTGTTACGGATTCAGAAGATGGGGTGAAAGAATTTACAATGATTCTTGATGGATTCACCCGGCAAACCGCACAAAGCAGTGGTGACCTTTTAGAACTGCTTGATGCAGCGGATATTATTGAAACACACTTCCCGGTAGTGGGTGGATTTAGAACAGTAGTGGATAATCAAGCAATCGTGATTTATTTTGTCGGTTGTCAACCTATTGATTCAGGTGATGAACAGTTGAACAAAATTGAAATCACATTGCAAATAAAATCATGGAAAGGAAGTATTTAATTATGGCTTTAATTAACGGATTGAAGAAATCAGGTATTACTTCAAGAACACCAAAGTCCTTGTTGCTTGGTGCAGGTACGATTTATAAAAATCTTACTTGGAATACAGAATCAAATGTTTGGAGTGGTACAATTTTCGGTGCAACATCAGGTGGTAACAAATTCACACTGAAACCAAATATTGTAACAGTTGAAATTGATGGTGCTGTTGTTGATACAAAGGGTCTTACACAGAAACAGGGTGAAACTGCATCACTTGAAATCAACCTTGTTGAAATCACACCTGATTCTTTGCGTATGGCAATGATTGGTGAAGAAGTATCAAGTGAAGCCACAGGTTTCACAAAGTTAGCAACCAAATCAATCATTGAAGATGAAGATTACATTGATAACATTGCTTTTGTTGGATTCCTTGCAGATGATACACCTATTATCATCATTATGGAAAATGCACTTTGTACATCCGGCTTGGAGTTATCCGGCAAAAACAAAGAAAATTCTGTTATCCCTGTAACATTTCAGCCTTATGCAGCGTTTGATGAAAATACATCACAGGACAAATTACCTGTATATATTTATTATCCTACTTCAACAGAAGCTTCAACCGAAGTAGAAGATGAAAACGCAGCACAGGGTTAATTTTTTGTTACCCACAGAGTTAAGCAAACTTAATTGAAAGGATGAAGGACAATGGAAAATAACGTTTATATGGGAAATAATAACATAGGGGTGGTAAATCCCACCCCTAACACAGAAACAGCGGTAAATGACGATTATATGAGTTCACAGACACATTCAGAAGGTGTTGAAGAAAGAATTAAACCGTACACTTTCCGCAAATTGAACAGTACAGACCTGTTCCCTATGATTACCATTATCAGTAAGATTGGATTGGATGAACTGACAAGTGTATTTGAAGGGGATGCCCTGAAAGAAATCATTAAAAAGTTCATGCCGAACAAAAATGAAAACGCTGACGAAGAAAGTAAAAAGGGAAATCAGGTTCTTGTTGGTATTAACGTAACATTGAAAATTGTAAATAAAATATTGGAACACATTCCCACTTGTGAAACAGAGATTTACACACTTCTTGCAAATGTAAGTGGTATGAATATTCAGGCGGTGAAAGCACTTGACCTTGATGTGTTCATGGAAATGCTGATTGACTTTGTAACCAAGGAAGAATTTAAAAGTTTTTTCAAGGTTGCTTCAAAATACATCAAACAGTAGGGAATTTTGAATTTATGGACTTGCTACATCAACGGTATGCAAGTCCTTTTTCTTTACTTGATTACCTGATTTGTTCAAAACAATTCAACACATGGGTTGAACAATTCCTGAACAAAGTACGTGTAGAAGAAAATGACCGCAAACTTTGGGAATTTTACCTGCACAAAGTTCATGATAAGTCATTTGAAGATTGGAAAGAATCTTTGAAACGTGAAGCGGGTCAGGGTGATGTTATGGATGAAGCTAAAAAAGAAGAAATTATTGAAAAGTCAACTGCAATTTTGAATGGATTCCATCCAAGTTAAAAGGCGGTGATATATAAAAATGAATGAGTTGTTTCGTTTAATCGGTATGATTGCGGTGGAAAACGCAGAAGCCAATGAAAGCATTGATGAAACAACGGACAAAGCTGAAAAATCTGAAAGCAAATTAGCAAGTGTGACTTCCAAGATTGGAAACGGAATTGCAAAAGCTGCAAAGATTGGTGCAGCTGCTATTGCAACAATGGCAACAATCGCAGGAACAGCACTTGTTGGACTGACCACACAAGCGGTTAATTGTTATGCAGAATATGAACAGTTGGTTGGTGGTGTTGAAACACTGTTCGGTGCAGGTGGTCAAACCCTTGAAGAATATGCAGACAGTGTTGGAAAAACAGTTGATGAAGTTAGAACAGAATATGATGCTTTAATAAATGCACAAACCGAAGTATTTGATAATGCTGCAAACGCATACAAAACAGCCGGAATGTCAGCAAATGAATACATGGAAACGGTAACAGGCTTTTCAGCTGCTTTGATTAGTTCCCTTGGTGGTGATACAGAAAAAGCAGCGGAATATGCTGACCGGGCTATTGTCGATATGGCTGATAATGCTAACAAAATGGGAACTTCCATGGAGTTAATACAAAACGCTTATCAAGGCTTTGCAAAACAGAATTATACCATGTTGGATAACCTGAAATTGGGTTATGGTGGTACACAGTCTGAAATGCAACGTTTGATTGCAGATGCAGCCCAAATGACAGAGGTTCAAGAACAGCTTGGAATTACTGTTGATGCAAGTAGTATGTCATATGACAACATTGTCAATGCAATCCATGTAATGCAGACGGAAATGGGAATTGCCGGAGCAACGCAAGCGGAAGCAGCAAGCACAATTCAAGGTTCAATAGGTATGCTGAAAGCATCATGGACTAACTTTGTAACAGGTCTTGCAGATGAAAATGCAGATTTGTCAACCTTGATGGATGCGGTCATTGATTCCTTTACAACAGTAGTTGATAACATTGCACCTAAAGTCATTGAAGCTTTACCGAAACTTGTCGGTGCAGTGGAATATATT